CTGAGTACCCACCACCTGCTGCTTTATATCTTTGAGCCACAATCTGGGCTTTTCGTGCGGACCATTGTCCGGGTTTTCCACCCTGTGAACCAGCCATAACACTGTTTTTAATCTTGTTTCTGAGTCCTGGTTTGGTGTAGTTGTTGCCGGCCATTATGAACCCTTAACCCATTTCTTGTTTTTTGGTTGGGCTGTCTTAGATGGGGACCATTTGACTTTGTCTGCCCAGTATGCGGCTGACATTGGTCCACGAGCAATGTTGCTGCTGTGACGTGATTTGAACGCTTCACGTTGTCCAGCGGTCTGATTGGTTTTGACACCTTGTTGACCGAATCGAATTGTTTTAACTTGACCACCACTTTTAGCCACAACGATGTGTGATTTGGTTGGGTGTCCTGGTGTGGCTTTAGGCTTGTTGAAGCCGGATACTCCTGCTCGCTGCAATCGTGGATCTCTTTTGCTCGTTGCCATATTCTCTCTCGAACTGTGGTCGTAGGAACCGTTCACACCACTTAGGTGGTGCTTCGGTTTACTGGTTTTCCTTCCCCCCCTATAGTCCCCCCCTTCCGTTACATCCTGCGTCCACAGGTAACAGATGGGGTAGATGGTAATGAAACAGAATGAAGAACTTACTTTAAGTAGCCAGCAACAAACTTATGTTGATTGGCTGTGCACCGCTCCTTCCGAGCGTGTGCCAGGCACCAAGAAGCAGATGGCCTTAGATCTTGGTGTCGATATTACAACGTTGCGTCGTTGGGAAAAGAAAGAAGTGTTTCGCAATATTTGGAAGGACGCTGTGGACGAAGTGCAGGGTTCTCCTGAACGTACACAACGTTTGTTGGATACTTTGTATAGCAAAGCGCTGGATGGCGATACCAAGTCTGCACAGTTGTATTTGCAGGCTACGAACCGTATGGCTCCTCCGGTGGTAACGGTTCAGTCTAATAAGAAGGCAGCAGAACTTTCTGATGCCGAGTTGGATTCTTTGATTGCTGCGGTAGCGGAGCGAGAGAAGGCTCAACGTACACACTTGAAGGCATTGTGAACATGGTTGAATGTCCAGAGTGTGGCGAAGAGTATCCTCCTGTGGCAACACATTGGATTTGTCCAGCGTGTGGTATTGACGATAGGTCTCAGCCAAAGATGGCTGTATTTGAAGTGAGGGATTATGGCGACAACTAACGACGCAATGTACACAGCGTTGGTTGCTTTGTACCCGGATGCAGGTAAGACGCTAGGGGACTTGTTGTACGCCCATTGGTCTGTTACTGGTTTGGCTTATCGTGGTACTGCTGAACGTGATTATTACATTGCTGCTGGCACACCGGGTTTTACTCTTGGCGACTTGGCTAACAACTTTTGGTCTGACCCAGACTATGCAGTAAGCAACTTAGAACTTGAAGATGGTAACGATTTGCTCTTAGAAGATGGGACATCGTTTGCAATGATGGAGATTGGTAATGGCTGATAAGAAAATCACACAACTGGATGCTGTAACATCGGTAACTTCAGATGACTTGTTTTTGATTGTTGACGACCCAGCGGGTACGCCAACATCAAAGAAGGTAACTGCAAGCAATCTTGCTGCAAGCATTGCTGCTATTGGTTTGAATGCTGGTGGTTCTAACCCTGTTTTGATTCATGGTATTGAATTGCCTGTTGGTCATCAAATTCGTTTTGAAGGTTCAACAGATAACTCTTTTGAAACATTTCTGACAGTTACAGACCCTACTGCTGACCGAACTATTACTTTCCCAGACTCAACAGGAACTGTTGCCCTTGTCGGTCAACAGGCTTATTGGGGCTAGGTAACGAACTGAGGATATTCATATGGCTTTAACTATTCCAAACACCTTTTCAACTGGTACACCTGCTGTTGCAGCAGAGGTAAACGGTAACTTCTCTGCTGTCAAGACTCTTCTTGATACGGTTGAAACTACGGCTAACTCGGCTAGCACAGACAAGGTTGATAAGAACCTTACGCTAAATGCCCAGACTGGAACTACGTACACACTTGTGCTTACTGATAGCGCCAAGGTTGTGACTTTGAATAATGCCAGTGCAATTACTTTGACGGTACCAACAAACGCTTCTGTGGCGTTTGCAATTGGTGCTCAGGTTAACCTTATTCAACTTGGCGCTGGTCAAGTAACTGTTGGCGGAACGCCAACTGTACGTTCACAGGGTTCGAAGTTAAAGTTAAATGGTCAGTACTCGGCAGCAACTCTTATTAAGATTGCTACAGATGAATGGGTCCTTGTCGGCAATACGGCGGCATAGTCATGCAAATATTTGCAGTACCAAACTCGTACGCATCAGCACCTGTTAACGCCCCAACTTCGTTAAGTAACGTTCCTTCAACAACTAGCGTTGCTATTTCGTTTACTGCACCTACCAATGATGGTGGTTCGGCTATTACAAACTATGAGTATTCGTTCGATAACTCATCTTGGACTGCACTTAGCCCTGCTGATGCAACAAGCCCAGTGACAGTAAGTAGTTTGGCGATGGGAACTTCGTACACTGTTTATCTGAGGGCAGTGAACATTGTTGGTTCTGGCCCTGCTTCATCTGGAACAACATTCAAAACGATTCTTGATTCAGAGTATGTGGTTGTTGCTGGCGGTGGCGGTGGCGGTGGTTGTAACAACAGCAGTGCTGGTGGTGGTGGTGCTGGTGGATACCGTTCTGGAACTTTGACTCTCCCTGCAAGTTTTACTGTCACAATCGGTGGCGGTGGTGGTGGATTTGCTCAAGGTGGAAACTCTGTTTTCAGTTCAATTACTTCTACTGGTGGCGGTTACGGTGCGGGTCGTGATAGCGGTGGAACTTACATCAACTCAACTGTTGGTGGTTCTGGCGGTGGTCAAAATGGTTCACCATCATCAAACGGTCCATCAAACGGAACATCAGGTGAAGGAAATGCTGGTGGAAACGGTGGAGGTTTCAGTGACCCTGCTCGTGGTGGCGGTGGCGGTGGTGGTGCTAGTGCAGTTGGTGGTAATGGTGGCGGTGCTGCTAGCGGTACTGGTGGTGCTGGAACCGCATCATCAATAACAGGTTCATCGGTTACTCGTGGCGGTGGTGGCGGCGGTGGCACATACAATGGTGGCACTGTTGGTTCAGGTGGTTCAGGTGGCGGTGGCAATGGCAACAGTGGTTCTGGAACAGCGAATACTGGTGGTGGTGGCGGCGGTGCTGGTGAAAGTCGTTTTGCTTTCGCTGGTGGAGGAAGTGGTGGTTCTGGAACTGTGATTCTTGCTTATCCTTCATCTGCACCTGCATTAACTTCTATTGGTGGTGGTCTTACATATTCGGTAAGCACAGTAAGTCGTTCGGGTTATCGTGTTTATACTTTTACTGGAGGAACAGGAACGGTGACCGTCTAATGGCACACTACGCATTCCTTGACGAAAACAATATCGTCACAGAAGTAATCACAGGTAAAGATGAAACTGAACTAATTGACGGTTTGTCACCTGAAGAATGGTACGGAAATTATCGTGGGCAGGTTTGCAAACGCACTTCATACAACAACAACATTCGTAAACAATATGCATGTATTGGTTTTGCATATGATGCTGATGCTGATGTATTTGTTATGCCACAACCATTTTCATCTTGGACTTTAGATAGCAACCATGATTGGCAAGCACCTACCGAAAAACCAGATGGTGATTTCTACTGGGATGAAAGTTTGTTATCATGGCTTCCAGTTCCAGACGCTGGATAATTTTTGTTCCAGTAGCCTTACTGGCATTATGGTCAACGGTTGCTAAAGCAGATGGTTTAGGCGACTGGACCGCTTCGCAGTCCTGTGCCACAGGTTCTGTGAACGTAGTTGAAGACTCGATTGTTATTACAGGTCCTGACGGTGGTGGGTGTCAGGGTGTAAACTGGGTAAAGATTGAGACCACAATCCCAGAGGGTGTGAATAGTGTTTCGTTCACATGGTCGTATTGGACTGCTGATGGCTGGGTTTACGACCCGCCACAGTATGGTGTCAATGGCGCATACACATTGCTTACACGGTTGAACCAAGCCACAGGGTCTTTGACGGTTGA